GAGTGATGATTGGAAAACTTATCGTCAATCATTGAGAGATGTCCCTGCAAGTAATACAGTATACCAAGATGTGACTTGGCCTACTGAACCAGAAGAACAAAAGGAATAACTTGAGTAACTTTATATCAAAATCATTATGTTGTTTTCAAATTAAACATGGAAAGTTTGCTGGTGTTATTTTTTTCTTTAAAGATGTATATGCGAAAAAACTCAACAATCCATTAGAATATGAAGTATCATTTTCATACGAAATAGTAGGTGGAAACTATAAAGATTTTGGGTATAAAAACGAACAAGAACATCTTAATCGTAAAGTAAATAAAATTACAAAAGATGTTTTTGTAAAAGAAATAGGTGAAATACTCAATCCATTAGTATCAAATAATGATTCAAGAGTTTTTATTCAATGGGGTGATTAAACGATATTGTCTTATAAATATTAGTAAAAAGGAAACAACATGGCGGGAATATTAAATCTTACAATAGATCAAGGTACTACATATACCAATGATATTACTGTATATCAGGCAGATGGTACAACACCTATGAATCTTACTGGTTTTACAGTAGCTTCACAAATAAGAAAAAATTATACATCTACTAATTATCATACATTTACAACTACATTAGCATCACCTTATACTTCAGGTAGGATTAGTATGTCTTTAACCGCAACACAAACTGCAGCGATTAAAGCTGGTTATTATTATTATGATGTTGAGATTACAAATAGTGCAGGAACAGTTACTAGAGTTATGGAAGGAAAAATACACATTAAACCCAATGTTACAAAGGCATAATAAATGGCAAATGTAATTATCAAAAAAGATTTTACTGGTGATACAAGTGATGTTATTAAAGTATCCTCCGATTCTGGTGGTGTTGTTAAATCAACCACTAGTGGAGATCCGGCAGGAACTATAAGTGTTACATCAGCGTTAGTAGGAACAAATATTAATGACATGGGTGATGTTGATATTTCAAATATTGTAGATGAAAGTATATTACTTTGGAATGCTTCAACTTCCAAATATGTTGCAACGGCTTGGGGTAGTATGACTATTGATGGTGGACAGATTACTTAACAATAAAGGAGAGGTAGAATGAGTATTATTCAAATTAAAAGAACAGTTACTTCAACTGTCCCTACGTCTAATTCTGGTGGTGCAACATCAACGATTGACGCTGGTGAGTTGACTTATAGTTATGCTGCTGGTGATGGTAGTGGAAATGAAGCTGGTGTTGGTAAATTATTTATAGGACATCCTGATGGAAAAGCAGGTTCTAATGCCGCAGTTATAATTGGTGGTTCTGTCTTTATGAATATGTTAGACCATACTGCCGGAACTGCAACAGCAAGTTCAGCTGTTGTTTTAGATTCTAATTCAGCTGTTAATGCTGTTAAGACTGCAGCTTTGTCTCTCGGTGCTTCTGGTTCTGAAACATTAGTAACAGCAACAGGTGCTGAATTGAATTATGTGGATGTAACAGCAGGAACAGCAACAGCAAGTAAGGCTGTCGTATTAGATGCTAATGCACATACAAGTGCTGTTAAAACTGCAGCTTTACATATTGGTTCATCTGGTTCAGAAACATTAGTATCAGCAACAGGTGCAGAACTTAATAAACTTGACGGTGTTACTGCAACGACTGCTGAATTAAATTATGTAGATGTTACACCCGGAACTGCAACTGCAAGTAAAGCAGTTGTATTAAATGCCTCATCACATATTGATACTATGAAGATGACAAATCTTCATATTGGTGCTTCTGGTTCTGCAACACAAGTAACATCAACTGCAGCTGAATTAAATATACTTGACGGTGTTACCGCAGATGCTACAGAGTTAAATAAACTTGATGGTGTTACTGCAACGACTGCTGAATTGAATTATGTAGATGTAACAACAGCAGGTGCCGCACAAGCAAGTAAAGCAGTTGTATTAGACAGTAATTCTCATATTGATGCTGTTAAGACAGCAGCTTTAAGTATTGGTGCTTCTGGTTCTGAAACATTAGTAACATCAACAGCAGCTGAATTGAATCTGTTAGATGGTATAACAGCTATTGATACGGATATATCAAGTACGGCTGGAACACATACTACTCTTGCATCTGCATTGGCAGTAAAAACTTATGTTGATAATACTCGGTCAGGTTTGGAAGTAAAAGATTCAGTTAAAGTTGCAACTACTGCTGATGTTTCTTCATGGACTTATGCAAATGGTTCATCTGGTGTTGGTGCTACATTAACTGCATCAGGAAATGGTGTCGTTGCTATTGACGGTGTAAACCTTGCTCTGAATGATAGGGTACTTGTTAAAGATCAAAGTCCTGCAACTGAAAATGGTATTTACTATGTATCTACTGCTGGTGCTGTTGGTGCAACTCTAGTATTGACAAGAGCTACTGATGCAGATACAGCAAGTGAATTAAGTTCTGGTGTATTCTTCTTTGTTGAACAAGGTTCTGCAAATGCAGATAATGGTTATGTAATGACTCAGGATACTGCAATTACTTTCGGTTCAACTGCCGTTGAGTTTTCACAGTTCTCTGGTGCTGGACAAATTACAGCAGGTGATGGACTTACAAAAACTTCTAATACACTTGCAGTTAATGTTGGAACAGGTATTTCTATTGTAAGTGATGAAGTTCGTATTAATACTGCATGGGCTGGACAAACTGCAATCACAACTTTAGGTACTATTGGAACTGGTACTTGGAACGCAACAGCAATTAGTGCAGCAAAGGGTGGAACCGCAATTGATACTTCAAGTTCAACTGGTGTTGGTATTGTAACAAGTGGTACTTGGACAACACCTGCACAACTAACAGTTGGATTTGGTGGAACTGGTGCATCATCATTTACCTCTAATGGTATTCTTTATGGTAATGGTGCTGGTGCAATTGCTGTAACAGCTGCAGGTACTGATAAATATTTTCTTTATAGTAATTCAGGAACACCTGCATGGACAAACACGATAGATGGTGGTACATTCTAATTTTTATAATAACCTTATAATGGAGTAAATTATGGAACAGACACAAAAAGATTTAAAGTATGCACAACAGTTAATTAATGTTTTACAAACGAAATTGAATGATAGTGTGGCATTGAATATTCAATTAGAAGCAAAGTTACTTACTTTACAAGAAGAAGCAAAAGAAACAACAACAGAGGATAAAGTAGATGGCAATAGTAATAAAACCAAAGAAAAGTGAAACAGGATCAGCAGTACCCGGTACTAGTGATTTAGCACTTGGTGAAATGGCAGTTAATACAGCAGATCAAAAACTTTATGTTAGAAACTCTGGTGGAACTGTTGTAGAAGTTGCAAATGCAGCAGGTATATCAGAAGCCACAGCAACTGCCAAAGCAATTGTAATGGCTGTAGCATTAGGATAATCATATGGCTATAACTACTAGGCAAGGACTTATTGATTACTGTTTAAGAAGGCTCGGCGCACCAGTAACAGAAATTAATGTTGATGACGAACAAATTTCTGATCGTATTGATGATGCGATTGAATTTTTTCAAGAGTATCATTTTGATGGTGTAGAGAAAGTTTTTCTAAAGCATACAATGACACAGACTGATATTGACAATGAATATATTGCAGCTGCAGATCCTATTGTTAGTGTGCTTCGTATATTACCTGTTCCAAACTTTAATGCTTTTCAAACGGGTTTCTTTAATGAAGAATTTCAGTTACGATTAAATGATTTAGAACATTTCCGAAGTTCTACAATGATTAACTGGGCTATGTCTCAGACTAATTTTTCATTAGTAGAAAATTTGTTTGGTGTTCAACCTACATTGATGTTTAATCGAAAACAAAATAAAATATATTTGGAAACAGATTGGTCTAATAAATTTAAAGTAGGAACTATTCTTATTATAGAAGCATATAGAATACTTGATCCGGCTACATACACCGAAGTATATAATGATATGTTTTTGAAAAAATATGCAACAGCATTAATCAAACAACAATGGGGAAGTAACTTAAAGAAATTTACTGGTGTTACTTTACCGGGTGGTATTTCATTAGATGGACAAACTATATTTACTGAAGCTACAGAAGAAATTACAAAAATTGAAGAAGAAATGAATATGAAATATGAACTTCCTCCAGATGGAATTATAGGGTAATATATGGCTTCTAATATTTATTTTCAAAATTTCTTAGCAGACCAAAACTTACTAAACGAAATTAACAGAGAGGTTATACAACAGGCTGGTATAGATGTAATGTATCTGCCTAGAACTCTTGTTAAAGAAGATTTAGTAATGAATGAAGATGTTTTGTCTAAATTTAGTAATGCATATGAAATTGAAATGTATGTTAAATCTACTGATAATTTTGGTGGACCTGATGATGCTGTTTCTAAGTTTGGTTTAGATATTCGTGATGAACTTATTTTAGTTGTTCACGCAGACTCATTTAAGTTTGCAACAGATATGACTAAACCACTTGAAGGTGATTTAATATATTTTCCACATTCAAAAGGTACATTTGAAATTAAGTTTGTTGAAGATGAACAACCATTCTACCAAGTTGGAAAGAATTATGTTTTTGAATTAACTTGTGAATTATTTCAATATGGTGAAGAAGATATTGCTACTGGTACAGATGTTGATAAAGTTGAAAGAGAAAATGCATATGCTATAGATTTGGTATTAACAGCTACTGGTGGTTCTGGTGACTTTATAGTTGACGAACAAGTATATCAAGGTACTAGTCTTGCAGCTGCAACTGCAACCGGTACTGTTGCTGTATGGACTTCCAGCACTAAAACATTAAGAGTTAATAATATCTCTGGTACATTTGCCGCACCGAAGAAAGTTACTGGTGTAACAAGTGGTGCATATTATGACCAAGGAACAGTTGACGATCAAGTATTACCAACAGTTCCATATGCTGATAATAAGATTTTTGAAACAGATGGAGATAGTGTATTAGATTTTACAGAATTAGATCCGTGGAGTGAAGGAGACTTATAATGTTTGGTTATCATTCATATAATAAAAATATAAGAAATATTGTAGTATTGTTTGGAACAGTATTCAATGATATTTCTGTAAAACGATTGAAGTCTGATGGAACTACTGAGCGTGAGTTTAAAATTCCTATTGCTTACGGGCCCTCCGAAAAGTTTTTAAGTAAACTCAACCAACAATCTTTAACACATTCAATAACATTACCAAGAATGTCATTTGAAATTACTGATTATGCTTATGACCCTGCAAGAAAATTACAGACCACAAAGAAATTTAAAAAAGTAAAAACAGGAAGCACTACTGATTTAACTAGAATGTATAATCCTGTTCCATATGATTTTAATATTACTTTAAGTATTATGGTAAAGTATAGTGATGACGGAACACAAATTCTGGAACAAATACTTCCATACTTTACACCAGAATTTCAAGTCACTATGAATGAAATGTCTACAATGGGAGTTAAACGAGATATTCCAATTATATTAACTGGTGTAACAACTGAAGATTCATATGAAGGTGATTTTTTAACAAGACGAGCTTTAATACATACTTTAACTTTTACTGTTAAAGGTCATATCTATGGAAGAACTGTTGACCAAGGTATTATACGAGAAGTTGATGTTAATTTAGGTGCTAATATGAATGACAAGAAAGATGTGAATATTGATATTAAACCTGATCCACTAACAGCTGATGCTGATGATGATTTCGGATTTACAAAAACAATTACTGATTTATGAAACAAGATACCGTAGAAAAATTAAATAAAGTTCTTAACATTAGTGGTGAATTAGTTAAAAAAGAAAAAAACCAATCACCTGATGTTGAAGTCAACACAAAAGATTTGACGACTGAGTATGAATTTTCTCAGGAACAGTATCATACACTTTTAGATAAAGGTAATGATGCTCTTGATGAATTATTAGCAGTTGCAAAAGAATCAGAAAATCCTAGAGCGTTTGAAGTTGTTACTCAATTAATTTCTGGTTTGACTAATACAACAAAAGAACTTTTGCAATTACAGAAAACAAAAAAAGAAATTGAGAAAGATACAAAAGATCCTTCAACAGTTAATAATTCTTTATTCATAGGTTCAACAGCTGAATTGCAAAAACTATTGAATAAAAATAAATAGGTAATTTATGAGTGACCAATATTTAGGGAACTCTCTGCTGAAGAAAGCAGATGTTCAACATAATTTTACAAAAGAAGATATTGAAGAATTTATAACTTGTCGTGATGACATTGTATATTTCTTGGAAAAATATGTAAAGATTGTTCATGTTGACGAAGGCTTAATTCCTTTCACCCTCTTTCCCTTCCAAAAAGATTTAATAAACACCTTAACCGACAACAGAAATGTTATTGTAAAGACTGGCCGACAGGTTGGTAAGTCAACCACTACACTTGGTTGGTTATTACATTATGTTCTTTTTAATGAATCTAAAACTGTTGGTATTCTTGCAAACAAAGCTGCAACAGCAAGAGAACTACTTAATCGTATTCAGATAGCTTATCAACATCTTCCAAAGTTTCTTCAACAAGGTTTGAAAGAATGGAACAAAGGTAGTTTAGAACTTGAAAATGGAAGTAAGATTATTGCTTCTTCCACATCATCAAGTGCAATTCGTGGATTTTCTTTTTCTACAATTTTACTAGATGAGTTTGCCCATGTACAAAGGCATATAGCAGATGAGTTTATTCGGTCTGTTTATCCAACGATTTCATCTGGTAAAGAGACAAAAGTTATTATTGTATCGACACCGAATGGTTTCAATATGTTTCACAAGTATTGGAATGATGCTGAAAATGGTACAAATGATTTTATACCCTTCAAAGTACATTGGACAGCAGTTCCTGATCGTGGCCCAGAATGGAAGCAAAAAATTGAATCAACTATTGGTGCAGATGCGTTTCGGCAAGAATATGAAGCAGAGTTTCTAGGTTCTTCAAATACACTTGTTTCATATGAAAAATTACAAGAATTATCGTATAGTAATCCAGTATATACAAGAAGTGATGTAGATGTGTTTGAGGAGGTCAATCCGAGCCATTCTTATATTATAACAGTTGATGTGGCTCGTGGACAGGGAATTGACTATTCTGCCTTTACTGTATTTGATATTACTGAGATTCCGTACAAAATTGTGGCAAAATATAGAAGTAATACGGTTGCTCCCTTGGTGTTTCCAAATATTATAAATATTATAGGTAAGAAGTATAATGATGCTTATATTCTTATTGAAGTAAATGATATAGGATCGCAGGTTTCTGATGTCCTTCATCACGATTTGGAATACGAAAACTTGTTTTCAACAGCGTGGTATGGAAGGCATGGTCAGCAACTTAGTGGTTTTGTTGGTGGTAAAAGAGACTCACAATTTGGTGTTAGAACAACAAAATCTATGAAAAAGATAGGTTGTTCTAATTTAAAAGCTTTAATAGAAGATGATAAACTTCTAATACCAGATTATGATATTATTTCAGAATTAGCAACATTTGTTTCGAGTGCTGATACATTCTCAGCAGAAGAAGGAGCAAATGATGATTTAGTAATGACATTGGTTTTATTTGCATGGCTAGTCGATCAACAGTATTTTAAAGAATTATCAAGTCAAAATATTAGAGATAATCTTTATAAAAATCAATTAAGTGAAATTGAAGATTTGACAACACCTTTCGGTATTATTGATAATGGATTAAATCAACAAGAATATGAAGTCGATTCAATCGGAACAGTTTGGACAAAAGTAAAATAACAAATAATGAAAATTTGATGACCCATATATCAATATAAAAAATGCAATTATTGTAAAGGAGAAAAGTTATGCCGTTTCAAGTAAGCCCAGGAATTAATACTAGTGAGATTGATCTTACTACAGTTGTTCCCAATGTTGCAACATCAATCGGTGCGATTGGTGGTGGTTTTCAATGGGGACCTGTATTAGAAAGAACAAGAATCACAACAGAAAACGATTTAAAAGACACATTTGGAAAACCAAATGATGATACAGCAGAATATTTT